GATGGCGGTGCGGTTGATGCGTTTCCTATGGCTTGTACAATTCACGGAGACTTAGCATAATGCAGACACCAGAGTTTCAAGGCACACATCTATGGGACAGGCTCTGCTGGGCTAAGGAAAACCTTGATGGTGTGCAGTCAGACTATCGGGTTGTCTATGAGGACAGCGTAGATGAATGTGCAAAGATACTGGTTCCTGACCCTAACTGGATGGCGTGTGCGCTACAGGGCGGTATCCTGCCACCTGTACAAGTGTACTGGGAACTAGCTAAAGATGAGGCCCAGCCCGACTTCAAGAAGCACACTCGTGGATATTTGCTACACAACACTGAGCCTGTTGAGGCGATGACAGAAGAGCAAGCAATCGAGTATTTGATTATGAAAGATTGCCCACAAAGCGTGTGGCGTAACTATGATAGCGGAAATAAGCCAAAGATGGTAATATGCCGCAAAGAACAGCTTCCAGCTACAAGAGAGTGGCGCAATGCTTGGAAGATTACTGACGACCTCGCCACTGATGAAACTGTTGCCGCATAGGAGCGTATTATGACAACAACTTATATAGTCGATAAAGACGGTAATCAGATTGATGCTTCAACTGCTACCGTTCCATCAGACCGCCACTTCCGTGGTGCGTGGTCACTTTCTGGTTCTGTTATTTCAGAAGACATGACAGCCGCCAAAGAAATCTTCAAAGATAAAATTCGTGAAGTACGGGCACCGCTGCTTGATGCAGAGGATGTTGTGTACATGAAGGCTTTGGAAGCTGATGATGCCGATGCAAAGGCCGCGTCAGTGACTAAGAAGGGCAAGCTGCGTGATGCACCTGCTGCATCTGCAATCACTAACGCAGACACTATTGCAAAGCTCAAGGCGGCTTGGGATACGTCTGTGCTTGGTGATAGCCCTTACGCATAAGGATAAATTAGCATGGCTCTGACGACAGTAAGACCACAAGGAATGGGCTTCGTAACTGGTAGGAGAAATCTTATCATCAACGGAGCCATGCAAGTTGCCCAGCGGGGTACTCAGGTCACAGGTTTAGGGGGAAGCAATGATGTTTTTGCTGCCCTTGACAGAATTAAATACTTTGTTGGTAACACTGCTGGACGATTTACAGCAGAGCAAGTGGCGGTAACTGATTTGCCGGGGTTTGCTAATGCCATGAAGTTAAGTTGCACAACGGCAGATACCTCTATTGCCGCAGACGAGTTCTTGGGTTTCAAGCACATGATTGAAGGACAAGACCTTCAACAGCTTAAAAAGGGTACGTCAGAAGCAGAATCAACAACGCTTTCGTTTTACGTCAAAGGGAACGCTGCCGCTGAATATACAGTTGAAATAAGAGACATAGATAACGACAGAATCAACACTCAGACATTTAACGTAACAACATCATGGACAAGGGTCGAAATGACTTTTGCACCAGATACAACTGGCACTTACGATGACGACAATGCCATGAGTATTCAAATGTCTTGGTGGCTACACGCTGGGTCAACTTACAGTGGCGGCACTTTTGCAAGCAACTCGTGGGCCTCTCGCGTTCAGGGGAACAGGGTAAAAAGTTCAAACTCTTCGTTTTTCGACAGCACATCTCGCACTCTATTCGTGACGGGTATTCAGTATGAAGTCGGCTCCAACGCATCCGACTTTGAACACCGCAGCTTTGGCGAAGAGTTAATTGCGTGTCAGAGGTACTATGAACAAACTGGTGCAGGGGGTTTTGCGAAGGCAAATAGTTCTACCGAATTTTGGATTGGTCATAAGTTTTCGGTTACTAAAAGGGCAGACCCCACCGCGTCAATCATTGACCCAAATTCTTATGTGCGAGTTTATGAGTTTGGAGTTGCCGATAGAAACTCAGATAGTACACCTGCAATTAGTGCGACTATAGCCAACGTAAATGGTGTGATTACAAGAGTTGGAACATTTAGTGGCATTTCTGCTGGTGACACTGGAACGCTTGGCGGCAAAGATGGTGACTCTAGTGCCAGCACATTTGCTTTTGATGCGGAGTTATAAAAATGAATATTATTCGCGCACAGTATGCTCAAGACCATAACGGCAATAATATCTGCATATTGGTAACCATTGACGGTGTTGAAATGTCTGTACCCCTAGACCCAGCCAACCGCCACTACGATGAAATCATGCGCCAAGTTGATGCTGGCGAATTAACTATAGAGGATGCGGATTAATGTCATCATATATTGGTAAATCCCCATCAGTTGGTGTTCGTAACCGTTACCTGTATCAGGCAACGGCGGGTCAGACTACGTTCAGCGGATCGGATGCTGATGCGAAGGTACTGAATTACCCGGACAGCAACTATTTGGACGTTTACCAAAATGGTGTGCTTTTGAAGCCGGTCACCGACTACACCAGCACGACAGGCACCAGCATTATCTTGGTGACTGGCGCATCCTTGAACGATGTCGTTGAGATGGTGGTTTACGATGTCTTCTCAGTAGCTAACAGCTACACCAAGGCGGAAGCTGACACGCGGTATCCGTTTAAGGGCAACAACTCGATTATCCGGCTTAACGGTCAAACGATCAGTGCGGACATTACAATCGACAGCGATGAGAATGGCGTAAGCGGTGGTCCAATCACTCAGTCCGCCACCGTCACTGTTAATGGATATTGGAGCATCGTATGACCAGTGTATTGAATGTAGACACGATTGCTGACAAGGCGGGTACTGGGCCGGTTGCACTGACTAAGCAAGAAGCGTTAAAACTATGGTGTCATTGGACAGAAACAACTACATCCGCAATACGTCAAAGCATGAATGTAAGTAGTTTAACTGATGGTGGAACTGGTAGACACACGCTGACATTTGTAAGTAATTTTAGTTACAACGATTATGCTTCGTGTGCAGGTGCTTGCGGTTTTGGCGATGGTCATAATGATACCAACGCTCCAGTCCAAATGTTGTTGCGTGATGAAGTAGACCCCAGAACTACTGGCGACATAGATTTAATGAGTTCTGCCCGTGCTAATGGAACAGGTGGCATTGATGATGCTACTTATGCGTCACATATGATTGTAGGAGACCTTGCATAATGGCTAGTATCCTTAAAGTAGAAAACATATCGCATACTAACGGCACTGCGGCTATGACGATTGATAGCACTGGTCGTATTCTTATGCCAGCTAGGCCATCTTTTAAGGCAAAAACCAGTTCAACTACTGCTTTTGGAGTAAATACTGACATTGTTTTTGATGATGTAACATCAAGCGGATATGGACTACATAATGTTGGCGGTCACTATAATACAAGCACTGGTATTTTTACTGCTCCTATAGATGGTATTTATTTTTTTCAGTTTCAAGTATCCCAACAAAGCACGTCAGATACAGAAGTTATTTTATACTTAGGGACTCAAGACGTAGGGTTTGCAAGAAACTTTTCTGATGGTGCAAACTATGACAGTTTATCTTGCTGTCAAAACCTTATGCTTTCGGCAAGTAATCAAATAAAAGCAAGAGTTGTAAGTGGTACTGCTCATTGCAATGCCTCAGTTGCTAGTTTTAGCGGTTTTTTATTAGGGTAGGGATAACAATGTATAAGAACATATCAGAAAATTCTCCAGAAGAAGTACAGCAAGTTTTAGCCACAGCAGAAGCTATTCTAAAAGCAACAGACTGGACACAGCTACCCGACAGTGGCTTGACAGATTCTTGTAAGGCATCGTTTGTGACTTATCGTGCGGCTATCCGTACAATACGACAGACCAATCCAGACAGCCCAACTTGGCCTGACGCACCGACAGAGGACTTTAGCTAATGGCAAGCGAACTTAGAGTAAACACATTAAAGGATGCCAGCGGGAACAACAGCATTGCCACCAGCTTTGTTGCAGGGGGTAGTGCAAAAGTAATTTCAGTAAATAATGTTAGTGCGTTATTATCTAACACATTAAATGTGAGTTCGCTTGGAGATAACGGCACAGGAGATTTTACGATTAACATTTCCAGTGCAATGGGTGACGTAAATTATTCTGTAATGGGAAGTAGCATTGGATGCACAAACGACCACTCTTTTTTAGCTACTTATGGTTCTAGCCCAACCACAACTTCTTACCGATTTTTATCACGAAGTGAGTCAAATGCAAGCGTGGACACCGATAGAAACTCTACACAAGTTGGAGGAGACCTCGCATGAGTAAGGCAGCAGAACTCGCCGCACTGATTGGTTCGCAGACGGCGTTGTCAAACAGAAACCTTGTTATCAACGGTGCTATGCAGGTGGCACAGAGGGGAACGAGTGCGGCTACGCTTGGTACTTCTGGGCAAACATTTAGGGCTGACCGTTTTCAAGTTGAGCAAGGCAGTGTAACAGCAAACAATGGCACTATTGAAGTGGCTACTGATGCGCCTACTGGTTTTGAGTACTCAACTAAAGTAACAGCGGGTTCGTCAGTCACCTTCAATTCAACCGGTTTTGCTGCTCTTAATTACAGAATTGAAGGACAAGATGTTAAACAGCTTGCAAGCGGAACATCGTCACCTAAGTCTGCAACTCTTTCATTTTATGTAAAATCTAGCGTTACTGGAACCTATAGCTTAAACATTACTAAGTACGATGGCTCAACAGAACGATTTTATGTTAAAACGTATACCATTAACTCTGCAAACACTTGGGAATATAAAACAGTTACTGTTGAAAATGAATCAAGCTACTCTGCTTCAGAATGGATGCGGCTATATTGGCAGCTTGGCGGTGACAGTGGTGCATATACTGCAACGGCGGGAACTTTCGTTAATTCTAATGCTGCTAAACGTGGCACATCTGCCCAGCCAGATATGATTTCTACTTCTGGGGCTACTTTTTTATTGACAGGCGTCCAGCTAGAAGTAGGCGAGACAGCCACGCCTTTTGAACACCGCAGCTATGGCGATGAGTTGGCTAAGTGTCAAAGGTATTTTCAAATCATTCCTAGTGTTAGTTCGTATGCATTTCCACTGGTGCGGCATCAGTCAGGTACTAATTTGAATAGCGGAAGTGCATATTACCTGGTAACAATGCGAACAAATGCGACACTGACTTTGGATACTTCTGGTAGTTGGATACATAAACCAAACATACGCATGGATTCCGGTTCTGCTTCATTGGTTTCTTCTTCACCTAGTTTGTTTACCCTTCTTGCTACGCCTTCAACAAATGATACATCTAATTATTTGGCTTACTCAAATAATAGTGTAGAAGCAGATGCGGAGTTATAGATGAACATTATTAACGCACAATATCAAAATGATTTATATGGTAATCAAGTTACCGTAAAAGCCACTATTGATGGTACAGAAATGTTCGTACCCCTAGACCCAGCCAACCGACACTACGCAGAAATCATGCGTCAGGTAGACGCTGGCACGTTGACCATAGCTGACGCGGAGTAATGAATGCCGTTAACAAAACTTGCGTTCAAGCCCGGTATCAACAGAGAGGGCACTAACTACTCTAACGAAGGCGGATGGTTTGATGGGAATTACATCCGTTTCCGCTATGGATATGCAGAGCGGATTGGTGGTTGGGAAAAAGTAGGAACCAATCAGTACCAAGGTTCGGTACGCAAGCTCCATAACTTCGTGACACTCAGTTCTGAGAATCTGTTATTCTTGGGTTCCGAGAAAAAGATCTATCTTGAGGATTCTGGCACTTTCAATGACATCACGCCTATCCGCTCGACAGTCACTTTGCCTAATAATCCGATTAACACCTCCGGCGGAGCTGGAAGCGGAGTAGTCACCGTCACTACATCCTTGGCTCACGGTGCTATCGTTGGTGATTTTGTTACCTTTGCGAGTCTAACTGCGGTGGACGGTCTGACCACGGCGCAGCTTAATAAAGAACACACGATTTTATCTGTTCCTACGACTACGACTTTTACAGTCAACACAGGCGGATCTGCTTCGTCTGGTAGTACGGCTGGTGGCGGAGCTTCCGGCACGGCGGCGTTTCAGATTAACGTGGGACTAAATACTACGGTTCTTGGGCCAGGGTGGGGTGCAGGAACATGGGGTCGTTTTACTTGGGGTTCTGGTGCCGGATCTTTGGCTGGAAACACTCTGCGCTTGTGGTTCGCGGATGACTTTGGTGAAGACCTAATCTGTAACATCGGTGACGGTAGGATATATTACTGGGATGCAACCAACGGTACTAGCACCCGCGCTGTTGAACTTAGTTCTTTGGCTGGTGGGTCAGATATACCTACGGTGGCGCGTAAGATTCTGGTGTCCGAGATTGACCGCCATGTGCTGGCGTTTGGCGCAAATCCGATTGGTGAGACAGCACAAGATCCATTGCTTATACGATTCTCGTCTCAAGAATCTGCTACGGACTGGACGCCCACTGCGACCAATACCGCAGGTGATTTGCGCTTGTCTCAAGGCTCTGAGATTATCACCGCGCTTCGTACCAGCCGACAGACGCTTGTCTGGACGGATACGACATTGCATTCTGTGCAGTTTACGGGACCGCCGTTTACTTTTGGTACAGCGATGCTGGCGGACAACATCAGGATTGCTGGTCCTAACGCTGCAATCAGCATCAATGACACCGTGTTCTGGATGGGTCAGGAAAACTTTTATGTCTATGATGGTCGCGTCATGCCGATTCCGTGTTCCGTGCGGGACTATGTGTTTAGCGACCTTAACCGCAATCAGTCTTTCAAAATTCATGCTGGTAGTTTGAGCAGCCAAACTGAGGTTTGGTGGTTTTATTGCTCTGAGTCATCTGATGAGATCGACAAGTATGTAATCTACAACTACGGTGAAAAGGTTTGGTACTACGGATCTCTTGCTCGTACCGCGTGGAGTGATCGCGGGGCTGGCCAGCGTAGTTATCCACAGGCTCCAAGCACAGACAACTATCTATACGACCATGAACGCGGTCTGGATGACGGCAGTCAATCTCCGTCTATCGCCGTACCAGCCTTTATTCAATCGTCAGACTTTGACATCGGTGATGGTGATCAGTTTATGCTGATCCGCAGGGTTATACCGGACTTGTCCTTCAACGGGTCTACAGACTCTACACCTGCCGTAACCATGTCCATGCAATCAAGGGACTTTAACGGTAAGGCGGTTACCGAAACGGTAAGCGGTTCTGTAGAAGAGTCTAGTTCTGACATATACACGAATCAGATATTTCTTCGTGCTCGAGGTAGGAGCATGAATTTTAAGATTAACAATTCTGATAAAGGGGTAAAGTGGCGTCTTGGGGCACCGCGCCTTGATTTAAGACCGGATGGGCGCCGATGACAAAAGTAGTCCGCACGATTCTGCCTGTTGCGCCTAGTGAATACGATCAAACATACGTTAACCAGCTAGCTCGTAACCTTGATCGCGTGATTGATGACCAGCGTAATCCGATTTTGAACTTTACAGGAGTGCCTGGGGACGGTGTGGCTAACACGCTTGAAGTGGGTGATATCTACGATGCCGGCGGTTTTTTGCGTATTGTGCGACAAGGTGATATATTAACAGGAAGTGAAACCGCAACTGGCGCGGTAGGAACAGTAACGGTGGTGGTGCCATGAGTGATGATGTAATTGTAATGCCTGACGGTAGCCGCTGGTCACCGAGCACAAGTTCTGATAAAGTGTATTGCGTCAGCTGCCCGAATCAAGTTGACACGCCCGAAGAGGTAGCGAGTTACCCCGATGGCAACTGCCCAGATTGCGGTGAGCCATGGACAGGCGCAGAAAGAAGAGACACCACAATCACGGTGACTATGCCACAATCGCTCGGAGGGTCTACTCTTGGGTCTTAGTCTGAAATCACTACTTCCTATTGCTGGTGCCGCCGCAGGATACTTCTTCGG